ATCAACGGAACCATTCGCTTAAAGATAATGTCTGTATTGTATACAGTAAACATGAGTTCCGTAAACGCTTTTAATGATATGATGGGCCAATTTCTTGCGGAACTTCACAAGACGTTTCCAGAAGAAAAAGGTATTAAAAAATGCATGTCCGGGTTTGAAATTATGAGAACGTCCAACCCAAGACTTGTCATCGACGGATTCATGGCAAGTGTCACACCATTTGCCGACAAGATTTCATCAAAGGATGATACGTTTTTCATTAACGAATCCAAAAATCTCGAATTCCTCAAGGATATCAAACTCGAAGAAAAATGGGCGTCTGTCTCTAGTCAGACCAAGGATGCTATCTGGCAGTATATTCAAACACTCTATATGCTCGGTACCACTATTTCTTCTATCCCAGAAGATACACTCTCTATGATTGAAAAGGTGGCAAAGGAATGTGCCGATAAATTGGACGGTGGCATAGATGGTCTCGACGAGGGTGCACTCATGAAGACCATGCAAGGGATGCTCGGCGGCATGTTGAAAAAATAAACTAACCTATATTAAATGAGCTCTTGGTTTCAAGATCCAAAACAACTCGTTGATAATAGGAAGATATTTGAATTTTGGCCAACAATTTTACAATCATCAGCAGAGCGCGTGAATGCTGGATCCAGATTCATCATATATGCTGCGTGTATCCACTATTTGATAAACCGCGATATACGTGTATTCGTCTTAGCTGGAACTGCGCTAGGTGTTCTTTATGTAATGGAAAGATCGAATATGGTGAGACAGGGTGTCCCAAGATCGGTTGAATATTATGAAGGTGTGGGTGATTCGTGTCAGCTCCCAAGTCGCGATAACCCAATGGCAAACGTTTTGATTGGTGATAGAGGTGATCGACTCCCAGCGTGTTCGTACCCAAGTGTTAAGTCTGATGTAGACACATTTGTGGTAGGAGAAACGCCATTTGGTCCGGCACGTTCGAGATCCACACTCCCCAAATACCAACAGAATGCACTTGCTCGCCAGTTTGTCACCAGTTCAGTGACCACTATACCAGGTGACCAAACGAAATTTGCGGAATGGTTGTATGGAAAGAAGGGTGCTCCCATATGCAGATCGGATGGATCTGTCTGTGATCCAAATATGAGAGGTGTTCAACTCGAAGCTTTTGCTGGACTTCAACCAAACGGCGACAGGCGTGCGTAAATAAATCTCATGTAATAATAAATGGCTTATCAATTACAGCCAGGTCTTAAGTTGGTTCAAAACCCAGCCGTTCCAGTGAACTGTGCGACGGAAGAGGTGTTTGTGTATCCTCAGCCCAGTACTCTCAATTATGGTTCCGAGAGACCAAATACAACTATTTATGGTACGGCGCCTTATATGGCTGGCAAGGGAGCTCCAGCGGAATACATAGATGTGGATGATTCTCTTCGCCCACAATCGACATCTCGTTTTAACAAGGTACTCGCGAAGACGTACGAACAAAACTTGTTTCCACTCCAAAACATGGAATGCAAGTTGCCACTTCGTACTAAGAGCTACGAATCTATGAGTACGAGAGCCGAAGTTCAAAATGGTATGTTTAATCAAAGATACTTAAATAAAAATATCAATAAGAAATAAGAATGGCTGATCCCATATCTGTCGCAGCTATCGCAGGTCTCGTGTACGCAGGTCGAAAATTGAGTCAACCTAGACGTGAGACGTATACCATGGATACGACTGAAACGGTTGATCCAAAACCTGTCATCAGACAGGCGCCCGTGAAGGAATATCCAATAGAACGTCCAGAGATGATTAACAAGGCGGTCGCTTCTAACTTTGGGGACATCGCACCCCAAATGAGAACGAGTGGCGCCGAAGTCCTCGAAATGCGTAACCGAATGAACGATTACAATCGGATGAATAATGTATCGCCAGTAGAAAAACAATTGATCGGTCCAGGTTTGGGTGTAGATCCATCTGTTCCAAGCTTTGGTGGCTATCAACAGCTTTTGCGTGTTAACCCAGAAAACGTTGGTGGTTACAAATTGACCACGTTGCCAGGTAGAACTGGTCCAGCACATGACACAAGAGGGGGGAGAAGAGGTATCGTTGGTACCGTGGCTCATAACAGACCAGAAAAGACAACTTATCTTCCAGAAAGACTTCCAACCGTGCTTGGGCGTGCGCAGGGTATGTCTGGTGTCACTGGTCGAGGTGAACACGAACGAACAAAACGAACCACGAATCGAGCAGAAACTGGTCTCAGAACAGACACACTCAATGTGGCACCAGCGAAACGATTTGTTTCAGCGAGCACTGTATCCCAAGATCCAACGAGAAACAAGAAGGATGGAAACCTAGAACAATATAGATACCTCAATCAACCACAACCGGGTATCACGAGCTTCAATCACGGATACCTCAATTCACCAGAAGTTGTGATTGGTCAAAATGGTGGAGCTCACAGTGTCGAGCAACTCCAAAAATACGGTTTCCGTCCAGATGAACGACGTGGTAGAGCGAATCGCGCCGCAAATCCTGGTCGCATGAATGTTCGGGCAAACGCTCTCAATCAAGGTGGTATGCTCACGTCCGCTCGTTCCGATACCACGCGTGTTGACGGGCGTGTGAATCCACAAGCTGGTGGGTGGACACAACAATACACAAACACATCATTCCACGATCTTAATGCATACAAGGGTCACCAAAACCCACACGCTTCTCAGGCGGGTCTCGGTATCGCGAAACGTCAATTGTTGAATAACCCATATGCGCACCACTTGTGCTAAATACTAATTTTAGATGAATACACTCATTAAAATATTGTGCATATATTTTAATGAAGGTCTATACCTTAGATATACATAGTGGAGATAGAGACCCCATACTTTACCCAGATTCAGGTGATTATGTGATACAACTTAAAAATCCAGTGTATAATGTGACAAACATAACACTCGTGTCTGCACGTATACCTAATTCACAAACACTCATCAATCAATACAATAACACGTTTACTATAGGTTCGACTGATGTTAGCTTACCTAATGGACAGTACACACTTTCTGAACTCGCAGATGTCATAAATACTGAGAGTACCGATATAACAAGTGTGACGAAAGACACGAGCAATAATACCATTTTATTCACATTTAGTGGGGCTTCTTCTTTTGATTTTAATACTGGTATCCATGGATACACATCATCAAATACACACACAACACCCCATGATATACTTGGATTACCTGCTGATGATATACTAACTGATAACAATACTATACAAACGGGTTACGTAAATGTAAATGGTCCTGATTCGATAGTTCTCAAATTAAGTAGTGGGTCATCTGAGTTCAACAAGACGGTGTATTCCAAAAACCCCTATTATACAGGTGTATTGATGACGAGTGGTGCATTTGGAGAAACCACAACGTACACAGGGGCCGAAGACCCAATTGAGCATGAATTCTATTCGGCACCTGAAAATGTGATGAACAGTCTCCGTGTACAGCTATACACGAAAAGCAATAATCGATTGATACCATACGATACACGAAACGCAAATCACGTGTTAAAATTCAAAATAACGTGTTCTACAGGAAAACTTGAAAATGTGTCGAAAGAGGAAAGGGACTTTTCCCTTCCACCACCAATTCACATCCCAGAATTTGAGGATGTGAATAGATGGGATGCGTTCGTATCCATATTTTTTATCGTATTGGTAGGATTTGTGTTGCTCCTGGTATCCAAGAAAAAACAACCATCTAGCGGGTGACCGCGTACAATGGTTGGACTGGCTTCTGGACACGAGTAGACACACGGGAGATAGAGAGGTAGACGACAATGGACAACAAAGTGGTGAACAAAGCAGTGAGCGTGTAGTTCATACCACCGTTCTTGTTGACCTTGACGACTTGGTTCACCAACCAGCGGACGAGGTCCATCCAGGAAAGGGCGGCCGCGAAGGAGAAACCAGCTACGACGGCATTCAAGGATTGCGATTCAAGCTCTTGGCTAATAAGCGTGACGGTTTCGGCAGCGGACATTGTATATATTACAATTAGAAAATTTATTCTGGTAGTAATTCTTCTACAACTAATATGTTCTTATATTCCTTCTTCTGGTACCCCTTCATTTTAGGTTTTTCATCTTCTGATTCAGATTCTGACTCCGACTCCGATTCTGAGTCTGAATCATTAGGTTTGAAAGTCTTGTACTCCGTATCCGTCCAACCACTAGGCTCATCGTCCATTACTATCAATCGCATTTTTTATAAGCTCTTCTGTCGGGTTTGTCGGTACCCACGAGTCCCATGAATCATACGCCTCGTTTATTTTATTCATAAATTGATCATCGCCCGAATACCTAGTAAAATCTCCATCACTTTCCTCTATAATCTCTATATCTTCTTCCTCGTCGTCATCATACAACCCTGGAAAGTGTGTCCCTATCTTTTTACCAACTTCGTTCATGGCACAGTATTTCATCGCGTATTCAACATCTTGCATCAAGATTGCGTCCCTGCCACACGCTTTCGAGTATTGTGCTGCAAGCACCATACCTTTTTCAAGTACGGGTGTTATTATATTCAGCATCGCTTTCATATAGGCATCGGATTGTGAGTTTTCACCTGTGATATCAAATCCAGTCTTCATTATGGATTAAATAACAATTTTGTGATTCCGTTTTCTATACGGAGTATGTTATAACTACACGCGTAGACTCTAAGTTCCTTCTTCAAAATAGATGTATCGGTCACGCCATCATATTCTTTATCCAAATTGATCTTTACTTTGAGTATTTGGTGTCGTATGTTTGAAAAGTTTAATTGACCGGACGGTTCATGGCGTTCCGGATGCAAAGCAAAACTGTATGTATAAAACCTGCGCACGATCGGACTTCTCGAGTGATGCTTTCCGGGCTGGATAGCCCGAAGATGAATCATATCACCCGTGACGTCATTAAGAACCTCATCGCCATCGAGGGTTAGTGTTAGATATTTAAGTATTTCAAAATTCGTTGAAATATCTGTACCATTTTCTTGAGTTGTTGACCTATATGAATCATAATCAAAAATGCTACATTTATGAGACAATTCACTTGAGTTAAGTTTTGGTTTTTCTTTGAATACAAAAAATAGCTCTTTTACAGGATTTTTAAAGTTAAGTGGACACGTGTATTCAGTAGTGTCTTCATTGTAATCGAGTTCAAACACATTTTCTTGGAATTGTGTAATTCTATAGTCTATTTTAGACAATGGTTTTTTATTCGCGAGAAGGACCATTTCAGCACCAAGTTTAAGATTTTTTATCTTTCCGTAGTGTTTTGTACCCGAGTATGTGACTGTACCAGCGTTGTAGTTAAATATGACGTCATCCCATTTTCTAAATTTGACCGAAATTTCAACTTCATGTTTATCTATCATGTAAATGGGGAGCGCAAGTTCCGGGTTGTTATGGAAATAAAATGGTATATCAACTACATACTTTGTTGCTGTTTGAGATTCTGTGTAAATATTACCATATAGAGCACTCACGTTTGATTCTATATTAGATGTGTATGGTTTACCAACAAGACGTTTAAGTGAGGTCTGTTTAGAATCCGTCACATACAACTCGGAATAAATCATTAACATGTCGGACGTGATTGTCTGAATAGTCTGACCACCTATAGAGATATCAACATGTTCGATCATTGCATATCCTATACTCTCACTGTACGTGTAATTGGATGGTAATGCATCGAGTGTGAAAGACACATATATACCTTTTATCAAGTCACCTTGATTTTGTGGTATAGTACACGATACTTTCTTGTCGAATTCTGGTTCTTCATCAAAATCGAGTTCAGCGTTAAACCTCGAAAAGTTTTCATGCTTTTTGAAATTTTCTATGAAAAATGTGAATTCGGGGTCGTCCGTGAATAAACTATCCTGTGGACCAGTGGCTTTTAACTGTACCAATCCAGCCATTAATATAGATGAACTTTAAAATTTTAACCCCGCTAATCCACCATTGAAAGTTAACACGTTATAATTGGAAGCATATACATCAACTGTGTATGTATTTAGGTTGTCTATGTCTTCTATTTCTATGTCAAGTAATTTGTGTATGACTCTACTCATGTTTACTTGTCCGGTTGGATAGTAAGCTTCCGGTTTTATAGAAAAACTGAAAACACCGAACTCATGGGATGAATCTATTCCATTCGTGTGGTGTAAAAATGGCTGTCTGACAGATAATTCGAGGTTATCAGCATCTATCACCGTATTGTTATTGAATTTCAACACGACACTTTTTATTTTTGCATGCGTGTGATCGTAATCATTTTTAGCTATAAAGAATAATTCTTTCACCGGATGACTGAAATTGAGCATCACACTTTTCTTAGATACACCCGGATCAAGTTTTATTCTCGCTAATTGCTGTTGAGTAATTACATATTCTATTGGTCTCGTGAGAATAAAGTCTTTCTCAACGTCTGAAATGTATACAAAATCGCATATCACACTCACGTTCCCTAAATCAACGCTTACGGTTTGGCTACTGGGTGGCTGTGAAACTTCACCCGTCCCGGTGTCATACTTAATTGCATAATCTGTCGCATAATCTTCAAATTTTAATTTGAGTTCCACTAATTGACCTTTGAGTGCACACATAGGTAATGATAAACTTGGGTGTCGTAAGAAGTAGAATGGTAAATGTATTTTGTACACCGTTCTTTTAAGTTTTGCATCATATTTAACGTTATACTTTGGGTAAGAGTTGTGACTCGTAGTCACTGACTGGTAGTTATCTAAATGTTCCTTTATGAAGTGGAGTTGGTTAT